AACAGTTAATGATTGTAAATTTATGTTGCAACTATATACAACCCATGCAAAAAATTTGCCATCAGACTATTCAATTTATGCTAAATTAGTAGGACAAAATTGGATAAATGGAACTGGATATTTATCTGAGTTAACAATCGACGGCGCAACATGGAGCGGTTCGGCTTCGGGGTCAAATTGGATCTCCGGCAGTCAATCGTCACGCATTGGATCAAGTAACTTGTATGTATCAGGATCTGGGTCGGGTGGTAATTACATGTATTATTCTGGTTCTGGAAATACACTTTCATTGATTGCTTCAGAATCATTTTCATATAGTAATACTGATGTTAATATGAATGTGACTGATGCTTTAAAGATTTGGTTAAGTGGTAGCAATAGTAATACGATTCCAAATTATGGGTTTTTACTACAACTAGCAGATACAGATGAATCATCTATTAGCGTTGCTGGATTTATTCGTTTCTTTAGTAAAGAAACACATACAATATATGTACCTAAATTAACAATGTATTTTGATACTGGATCTTTTGTTACTGGATCGTTAACTTCAGCAAATTTAGAGTCCTATATAGTTTACACACAAATAAAACCAGAATACAAAGATACGGAAATTGCTAAAATACGAATTTATGCTCGAGATAAATTTCCTAGTAAATCACCTACAAATGTGTTTCCAATACAAACAGTTAAATATTTGCCAGCAACTACATATTATTCAATAATGGATGCTGCTACAAATGAAGTCATTATTCCATATGATAATATTTATACTAAAGTGAATTGTGATAGTACTAGTAATTTTATCTATATAGATATGAATGGATTTATGCCAGAACGATACTATCGTTTACAATTAAAATTAATAGATGGATTTACAACAAATTATATTGATGATAACATTTATTTTAAAGTAGTTAGATAATATGGATAAAGAAGATAAATCATTCGATACAAACAATAAGTCTGTAATATATCAAACCTCCGGATTAAATGTAATATCTAATAATAACAATGTTGTTCCTAGGGACGCCTCTGGCAACGTTATGTTGCATGAAGATTCAATTAATAATCCACTATTAATTATTGAAGCAACAATAAAAAAAATAACTTTAAAATCAATACTTAAAGTTATTGATACACAATTTAAATATTTTAAATTTCCGGCAACAAATCTTACAATTATTGACGAAGTAGAAGATCTAGATTTAAATTTAGATTCTGATCCGATATATGCTAGATATAAACCAAGTGAAGATACGCGAATTGAATTAGCGGTTAATGGCGCTGGGGCCGACCAAAAATATAACGAAATATTGATGAATGACATTGACGATGGATTTCCACAAAAACGTACAAATCAATATTATATAACTAAAGAAATCAAAAATTCCGGAAAAGATCTACGATTCCGAATTGTATTAGATCATCGATATGATTCGGATAGTCCTAGTGTATCTGGAGTTTACTTTTCAATAATAAAATCAAGTGTTAATGAAGGAACTAACAAATCGTTTATAACGTTTTACGATCAAACTACACCTGGTTACAATTGGTGGGATATGACCCAATATCAAGTAAAAAGATTGAATACTGATGACGTTATATTAAATCAAGATTTTGAAATAGGTGACACGTTTTCAATTGGTGCGTTTGCTAATGATAACGGTTTATATCGCGGAGATGGATCACTTAATACAGGAACTAACTATCATACAATTAACGCAGTAACATCATATTGGGTAATTACAGATGCATCAAAAAATGTAGATAAATGGAATCAGGAGATTATTGATGTTGTCGCAATATAAAAATATTACACAAATTACTTCTGCAATAAATTCAGTATCAGCTGAACGATTTGATCAAACAAAAAGAAAATTTTTTGAAGAAGAAATATTTTTAAATTTAGATATTAATACTGATGCATCTAGAATTGAAATGCATGTATATACATCTGATAGCTGGATTACTGGAAATCATAAACTACAATCACAAACTAAACTTCCGGAGTTCAAAGATGTTGTTACTAATGAAACAATACATGTCAATAATGCTATTGGAATTGATATATATTCTGAATTTAAGAAACTAAACTTAAACGCAGGAACGTTCCGAGTTGCTATTAATTTTTTCAAAAATTTAATTGGTAGTTATGAGCAACAACATTTGCGAATTGATGAAATTTCCCCAGATCGTACGGAAATTAGATTACGAGCAATTGATGACGAAAATCCGGAATTTCTAGATCAAATTACTAGTTATATAAACAATGTAAATCATACATCAACTCTATTTTCAAATTATTATACACCATATCTATTAAATTTTAGTAATAATCAATGTATATTATTTGTTAATAGTGTTGTTATTGGCGAATATTTGTATGTAAAATTAAATGAGCCATTACCACAAAATATAGCAGTAGATTTTAAGTGTTGGGTTGTAGAAGAACAAAAGCCGACATATATTGATCGTATCTCAATATTGCCAAATATAATTCAGACACAATATAAATCATTAGCTAATCCAAATTGGCAAGCATCCGCAGTTTGGAATACTTCAAATGAAACTGGGTTTAAAGATTGGACGGATTTATTAGGGTCAACAACTCAAACTTCGCAACAAATTGTTGACACATATTTTTCAGGCAGTCTGTCAGGAATAAACTTAAATATTGATTATAGGGACTTTAATAATTTTATATTTTATAGTTCTGCAACAGAACGATTAGCAAATTTTAAATATAAATTAGAACTATATGAATACTATACATCACAAAGTGCGGCTATATCACAGCTGTCAGGCAGTGTTGTAACAACAAATATGCAAGATTTTTTAAATCTAAAAACAAATTTAATTAGTGGATTTGACGAATTTGAAAAATATTTATATTATGAATCAAGCTCTAATTTAACTACATATTCAAACTCGAGTGAAACATTTAATGTTGGTAGTTTAACTGGCAGTTATATTACACCGGTGCCTAAAACCAATTTATATCAACCATATACATTAGCCTCGCTATCTAGCAATAGTTTTAAAAATTGGTATGACTCATTATATGCAACAGCTTCTTTATATGATACATTAAATATACAATCATTACAATATAATATACCTGAACATTTACGCGTAACTTCTACTTCTATAGATTTAGTCACATTTACGAACATGTTAGGACAACATTATGATATAATTTATACGTATATACATAATATGTCTCGTATAAATAAACGAGAAGAAAATCCTAAATTAGGGATGCCAAATGAATTATTATATTCAGTAGCTAAACAATTTGGATGGTCATTAACTGACGGACAGCAAGGTCAAGATTTATGGCAATATGTACTAGGCACGTCAAAAACCGGCACATCATTAACTGGATCAAATACAGTAGGAGATCCATCAGTACCAGGACGCGAAATGACGTATGCTGTTTGGCGTAGAATCGTAAATAATTTGCCATTACTTTTAAAATCAAAAGGCACGAAGCGAAGTGTACAAGCATTATTATCATGTTATGGAATACCACAATCATTTATTAGTATTAATGAATATGGCGGACCTAGAATAGACAGAGCACCTGTATACGAAAAATTAAATTTTGATTATGCATTAGATTTAAGTGGTAGTAGTTCTGGAACGGTGAAAGTAGATTATTCGCAGTCAATTAATACTGTAGAATTAAGATTCCGTACGGCTGATGTTGTTAAATATCCAACAATGCCTAGTACAATGAATTTATTTACTATAGGTTCAAATACCGTTACGTTAGATTATACTAGTGGTACTAAAGGTACTATGAAAATTAATGGTACTGGTTCTGCAAATATTGAATTATTTGATGGAGGCTGGTTAACTACGATGTTAAAAACAAATGGTACTAATTTAGATTTAATAACTAAGAAATCAAAATATGGTAAAATTGTTGCAGCCGTGTCAGCATCAGCTACAGCATCATTTGCTGTTTCTGCATCATTAACATTAGGAAGTACATCTGCAGGTGCTAGCAGATTTCTTGGTCAATTACAAGAATTAAGATTTTGGTCATCTAGTTTATTAGAGTCTACATTTAATAATCACGTAAAAGCACCAGCAGCATACAATGGAAATGTTGATTCATATAATGAATTAGTATTTAGATTACCATTAACACAAAAAATTAATCATACATTAACATCTAGTTTAAGTAGTTACCAACCTAACGTATCTGCAATATCAGCATCATTTACTGGTTGGTCTTCTATTCCATATGATTCAATTGAAGAAATATATTATTATGACGCTCCGTCTTTAGGTGCTGGTACTTTTGATGACAATAAAATACGATTACAAGATAATGAATTAGTTGGAACGTTAGATGTAAAAACTAGAGCTGAACGCAGTCAATTTGATAAAGCTCCATTAGATAGTAAAAAATTAGGAGTATATTTTTCTCCACAAACAATGATTGATGAAGATATAATTGCACAATTAGGATTTACAGAATTAGACCAATATATTGGCGATCCTGGTAGTGTTGATTCTAATTCATATCCTAGATTAATACAAGCAGCTCAGTCTTATTGGAAAAAATATTCTAATAAAAATGATATCAATGCATATATTAACATGTTTTCATTGTTTGATTTATCGTTTTTTAAACAATTAGAACAATTACTTCCAGCCCGAGCCAATAAATTGACGGGTATATTAATTCAACCAAATATTTTAGAACGTAGTAAAGATACAATTCTTCCAAAAATACAACGATTTGATAATTCATATACATGTACGATTGATAATGTTGCGCCAACCGCTTCTGGTGCGTATATAACATATTTAGGTGATATATCCGG